CAGCAAACTTTAATCTCGCTTTCACACCCGTTGGGGTGTCAGATAAACCAAGCACTTCGGCATAATCCATCTTTCCTTTTCTGTTTACTTTACATATTCTCATTTGAATTCCTCTGGTCTTAGGTTAATGATGAGTGTTTCTTCTAGCAACTTCAAACTGCTCTTCGGAGATTTCTCTAACCCCGCTAGGGCTTGATAGTCTACTCCACATATCTCTGCTACTTTTTCTACTAACTCTCGCTTTGTTACTGGTTTCTCTCCAGTTTTGGTCAAATATTCAGTCTTTTCATAAACTCCTTCTCTAGATAGCTTACCTATTACAGATTTTATACTCTTATTCAACTCATTTGCTAATTTTTCTACTGTTTCTCTGGTCGGATTAGCACTATACCTACTTTTCATTAGGTCGACCATTTCGGGTGTATAATTTACAGCCATAAGTCCTCCTCAATTTTATCTATTATTTGCTTAGCTCGGTATAATGAAACTCCCCATAGTTCTGCTACTACATGAATGGCTTCATCATATCCATACTTTTCTTGGGCTTCAAACCACTGCTTGCCTTTATCTTCCTTCACTTTTTACCACTCCTAAAGTACTGGTCTAGCAATTCTTCTCTATTATATTTTTTACCAAAAGTATGAATGACTTTGCCATCTTGATGTCTGTCTATCCAGCCACCATTATATTCAATATCCATTACAGATTTACCATTGGTATCTTCAGGTCTGTCATCATATGCCATAGAACTCATACTATGTGCATGAAGACTTCTAACCTGAATACCCCATTTCTCAGCTTCAATCATGAGTCGGGTTCTCTCCACAATCTCGCTGTATTGACTCATTTCCAGAACCTTACCTTCAGTTTACCGAACCAACTTACTACACCTACCCCAAAGTCCCATACTGTGTCTAGAATCCTATCGAATTTATACTGAAACCAGTCTGAACCATTACGTTCATTCAGCCAGTTCAGAGTATACATTACTAAGAATATCCAGAAAGCTAGGCTAAATAGATAGTTAAAAGTGTAGTAAGGGAATAGAACTATATCGTTTAATAACTCCATTATATGTCTCCTACTTCACGCTTTTCACTTCGTGCTACCTCAAAGCCATCTGGATATCTAGCTTCAAGCTTTTTAATATTCTCGTCCATTACTTCGTCAGGTGTATAACCTAGTGCTATACAACCCTGAATCCAATACCAAAGTATGTCGCCCAGTTCACGCTTCATGTGGAAGCGATTGTTTTCGTTAAACTCTTTACCTTGAAATACCATTTTCTTTAGTACTTCAGTAAATTCACCACTCTCAGCAAGCATACCGATTGCACTTGTCATAACTCTTGGCACATTGATATTATCTTGTGCTTCTAGTTTGCTAGTGCTATCAATAAATGCTAAGAAGTTCTTAGACTCATTACTTGTAGTTGTGTCCACAAATTTTGCATAATCGTTTATCTTGCTCATTTTACTACTTCCTATAAAGATTTAAACCTAGAAACGCCTCACCATTAGGTGTCTCTACTTTCTGATTACCAGAGCTGCTAGCTATGATGGTTGACTTACCACTAGCACTCTTACCAAATTCTACATTAGTATCAATAATGATAGTCATTTTACCACTATCATCAATTTCGTACTTAATGCCTTTTCCCATATTTGTCATTTTACCTTCCTTGCCCGCGATACTTTTTATGCGAGCGTTTTTTACTTTTATTCATAGTAGACATAGATACTTTACAGCGTCTACCTCTACCTCCATTACCTTGTGAAGTGGATTTTCTTGTGCCTACTCTAACGGCACTACCCCACCTCACACATTCTCCCAAGCATTATCAAACCAGTCTTGTACGTGGTCGTCAAACAGTTCATCAAAGCACATGCCAGAGTCCTCAAACTCATCAGACCATTCAAACTCATCGCTATCTAGGTCGACTTTGTACTTACTTTCGAACACATCAGTCAGTTCGCTACCTTCCGCTTCATAGAACTCTCCACTACTTCCGCTAAATACTCCTACAAAGTTTCTAAACTCATCTTCGTACTGGCATCTTACATTAACACTTTCGTCAATCTTCTCTAAATGAGACTGTAATTGTTCTATGTAAACCAGTACTGGTGACCAAGCGCTTGTGATACTTACATGATACTCGTCTGCATCTTCAATATGCGCCCATTTAGCTCCGATATTATCGCAACCCCACTGATACCAGTCATCTTCGTTGTACCCTTCTAGGAATGGGTGTTTCTGAATCTCTCCATACTCCCACACTCTGATAGTACCATCGCCATGATAACTAGGTTTTTCTGTTTCTTCGCCGTATTCAACGAATAGCTTTATCCATTCTTTCTCTACTGCTTCGTTGCCTTCCACAGTTATGTAATTATATACATGATTTGCCATCGTTTTTCTACTCCTCAGGTGGCTCAGACCAATCCAAATTGTTTGGTAGTTCCACACCTGTAATTTCGCACAATCGGTAAAGCATGTCCTCATATGCGACTGTTAATTGTATGACTTCTTCGTTTATAACTTGAAGTTCATCGAGCCTATCTTTTATGTCAGTTTCTAACTCAGCCATATGCTTACGAAGTTGCTCACCCTCCTTGACTGTTGGAAACTCTAGTATCTTTGCCACTATCAGAACCTTTCTGCTAGTAGAGCTAATACTATTGCTACTACTGTAAATATTATACCTACTGCTACTATAATCATTTCCATACTAGTTCTACTCCTCTACGAGTTAGCTCGTTTCTGCACTTTTGTACTATTTTAGGCTTCGCATTGGTACTGTTAATGTAGTCAATCAACTCCGCCTTAGGGGTTTGTTTGATAAAGTATTTTTTTGTTACTGGCGTACCGCGGACTCCTCTACCTCGACCTACGAACTCTACGCCATCTTTCTTAAATTTAATCGGCATTTTCTCTCCTATGCTTTTCTTGAAGTTCGACTCCGAGTACAAACTCGAGCGACTCAGCCAACTTCGGTTGTTTTTCTACTAATTCCTCAGCAAACATCGCTATGCCTACTGAATCTTCTGCTAACGCTTCTACCATCTTTATGATTTTTTGTACTTGCGCCATTGCCCTCTCCTGTTTATCCAAAATTTCTCTGTCATACAAGTATGTAGCGCCCATAATACTATTGTGATTGAAGTGCGCCACACCAAGATATGCAAAGGCAGCGCTTCTATACTGTCCGCACTGCTCTTTGAGCTTCTTCGCCTCACTACTGTTCCACGCCATTGATTGTGATTACTCCTACTCTTGTATTAGTTTCCATCGCTACTTTACTATCTATAGTCTCGATAGCTGTGCCATCAGAGTATCCTACTGCGCGTCTGCGTTTGATTTCGTTTCGTGCTGCTTTGCCTTTTCTAGATGCCTCAATGGACATGACAAGAAGCTGTTTGTCTGTTTTGCTTAATACTGTTAAGTCCATATCGCTCTCCTGTTTGAAATTTTGTTGTTAATTTTTAATATAGATATATTATACTTGGATTTTACCTGTTTGTCAAGAACTATTTTGAGCTAGGCATAGAATTTTGATGTGATGATTTTAAGAACAAAAGAAACCCCGCGCTTTGGCGGGGTGATAAACTATGTGTTTGATACTTCAGCGTGGGATAACGCATACCCTACTACTGTGTGAACTGAGACTGCTTGCGTGCGTAAAAGACTTACTATCTCGCCTGTTTTCCATGATACGAAGTATCAAGCGGCTTCTCACTTTTGTACTCTCTACTGAGCAGTGCTACTGCTATTTCAAAAGATTTCCTCACTTTGCTACTTGGCTTGACCCTTCCGTTTGTCTAGTCATCTTATTCGCTTGTCTACCGAATCGGTTGCAGAGGCGACCATTACACTCCAATGAGTTAGTTTCTTGAGCGTCTAGCTTGGATTAAAGCAGTCATTCCTCATTACACGACTTATGCTCAACTCTCAAAAGTATCTCGCAATTTTAAGTCGCTTTTAGACTTTAGGACTCAGGATTACGCTACCTCACGAACTCTAAATCCAAGCGGGTTTCTCACACCCCCGAAATATTAAGCGTATTTACGGTTATAATCGCTGACATTGGTAAGGCTATGACTCCTGCCGAGGAATTTAAAGTCGTCCCCAGACTAAAAACAAGATGAGTAGAGAACCGCTGGACAATGTGGAAACGCCATGTTCACCTCTTACTCGCATATGACTCCTTTGATGATGCCGATTGTTGTTGTGCATCTATGTCATATTACCACTATAAATGTGCTGTTTTCGCTCGATGTTATACTGTATCTATCCAAAACGCTGCATAAAGCATAGCTATCAGTTGTGGGACAACAGGCTGATGGTTGAGAATATTTCTGTTCGCCATCACTTAGGAACTTATCCACAATATATGGTGGTCTCGGTTTACCTTTGTCGCCGTTATTGAAAATCTTATTCTTTTTCAATTTTGTATATGAATATTATACTGGGTTTTTAACCATTTGTCAAGAACTTTTTTATGTTTTACTACTAAAAGTTTGACCTATTTGCTACTCTGAGGGGTAGCTTATACCCCTCTCGGTAGACTCGGAACTAGGAAGCGTGAACTTCTAGACCTAATGCCTCTGCAAGTTTTTGAAGGTCTTGCTTACCTGCTTTGACTAGTGTAGGCATAACTGTGTCAAAGTGAGCCTCGATAGCAACCACGAATTGTGATTTGCTTACTACTGGCTCGCCAGTCTTTGTAGTTCTAGGTTGAGCTACATAAACACCTTCTCTTGACAACTTAGCAATGATGCTTCTTGTTGTTTTTCCGAACTGTTGAGCTAGTGAGTCAACTGTGTCTCTTGAAGGATTTGCTTGGTAGGCTTCTGTCATAGAGGCTACCATTTCCTCTGTGTAATTTTTAGCTGTTGCCATTGTATTTTCTCCCAAAAATATTGCTTTCGCATTTGTTATAATTTCTTTTATTGTCCATTTCATAATATATATTATACAATGGATTTGATTGGTAAGTCAAGAACTTTATGAAGCTGAGCCTAATATAAGTAAGCTAGTCATTAAAGTAGCATTGAGAGTAAATAATTTGGCTACAAACTTATCTTGTTTGCTCAGCCTACTCCACTTTCTACCCAGCTTTGTAGAGCAACACCATCTCCATCGTGCGACTTCTATTTTACTGCGTATCTTTTTCCAATTCATACATATATTATAGTTTAATTTTGAAGCCAAGTCAATCATTTTCTTACGCTTGGCTCAAAATATTTACTACATTTTCTAGTAAGGCAAGTCTACCTGACGCTTTATTGTTGTAATCAATACTATGCCATTCTCCAAGAGTTGTATGCACACGCTCTTTCAGTAGTGTCATCTGGTCGTACTTGCTGAGGGCCAGCGCATCATTGGGTGAGAACTTCCACTTGGTTAGAGGAGATACTTGGCGATTGTTAATTCTCGCTGTTTGTTCTTCCTCACTTATGCTTAGCCAACACTTGATAAAAGTCGTGTCTTGCTTAGCTTCCCAGTCAAGTACTCTTGCCATGAAATCTTCATACTGCTCATCTGTACACCAGCCATTCATCTTCTGAACCATTGCTCGGCTATACCAACTCCTGTCGAAAAATACTATTTGATTATCGCCAGGTAGCTTATTTTCCCATGACTCTAGCCAATTATCCATGTCCCATGCACTAGGCATTGTTGACAAAGAAATCGAATACTTACTTGTTGGCAGGTAGTGAGTTATCTCACGAATTGTACCTGTCTTACCAGCAGTATCTCTACCTTCTAAGATTACCGCCACTTTGCCGAAGTCTCCCTCAACTATTTGGTTTAATGCTATTTGTTGTAGTTCTAGTTTTGTCATTTTTCTCCTTTCTATACCCTATATTATACAGAGCATATATGAGCGGGTCAATCACTTTTTTACGCGGGGCATCATAAAATGACGCTGGCTAATTCTCGGGGGCGGGACGCGACCTTTGGCGGGTTTTCTCCAAATTTCCCCCAAAAACGCCACAAATCTTGCGCGGGTGCCCCTAAACTTTCCTAAACTTCGCACAACCCCGCGAAAGCTATTTATTGACATTCATCACCCGCTATGGTATAATACCAGGGTGGGATAGGGGATATCTTCGTTTTCGCACTTTGGCGCACGGCACACTTTAAAAAACATCGTCACACTACTACTGGCGCAGGTTGCCCTGGGCTTTATAACGGGTGCAGTATCAACGAGGGAATCAGGGTTTCAGAGACTGCCTAACTTTAAGATATATTGGCAAATTTCAATAAACCCCTTGACAAGCGAGGGAAAGTGTGATAAAATCGGCGCGATTTGGGCATAAAAAAACCCGACCGAAGTCGGGTTTTGGTGGTCTTGACAGCTTAGCTATTTTTTAGTAAACTTTTGACCCATACGATTGTCTCGATGTTAGCTCTACCTAAAGAGTTGGTGATTTTTTGTTCAACGCCCATTTTTTCGATTTCAGCGATTAGCGCTTTTTTGCTGATTTTTGCTTTTTTTGCTTTTTCCATTTCTTTCTCCTTGTTTATGTATACTATTATACAGCGCCAATCCAAATTGTCAAGGGATTTCTTAAATTAAAAATAATTAAAATAAGTCTTGACCCGCGCCGGGTTCTGTGATATACTACCAGGGTGGGGAGGGGTCCAGGTTCGCCACAGACATGCTGCATAAGAAATTTGATGAAATTTCAAGAAAGTCCTTGACATGCGTCACCCGCTGTGGTATAATGGGCGCCGTCGGCTTTTCGCGTTTGTAAAACAAAAAATAATCATCGTCACACTACTACTGGCGCCGCCTGCACCTCACGCGTACGCGAAAAATAATCATCGTCGCACTACTACTCGGCGCCTTCGGCGCAGCCAAAAAAAATCCAAATGCGAATGAGAATCATTCTCATTTGGAGGTAGATGAGAATGAGAATCATTCGCATTTAGAAAAAATGCCAAAAAAAAGCGAGAGCG